GTCCTGCGCCACCTGTAGGTCCTGCTGCACCTGTTGGTCCTGCTGCACCTGTTGGTCCTGCTCCACCTGTAGGTCCTGGAGTTGTTCCTGCAGGTCCTGTTGGTCCTGCTGCACCTGTTGGTCCTGCTCCACCTGTAGGTCCTGGAGTTGTTCCTGCGGGTCCTGTTGGTCCTGGTGTACCAGTTGGTCCTGCTCCACCTGTAGGACCTTGAGGTCCTGCTCCACCTGTTGGACCTAACGGTCCTGTTGGTCCTGCGCCACCTACTGGTCCTGTTGGACCTGCTCCACCTGTAGGTCCTTGAGGTCCTCGTGTTCCTTGTATACCTTGTACACCTGTAGGTCCTGCTGCACCTGTTGGTCCTGCTCCACCTTGTGTTCCTTGTATGCCTTGTACACCTGTAGGTCCTGCTGCACCTGTTGGTCCTGCTGCACCTTGTGTTCCTTGTATACCTTGTACACCTGTTGGCCCTGCTGCACCTGTAGGTCCTTGAGGTCCTTGTGTTCCTTGTATACCTTGTACACCTGTTGGCCCTGCTGCACCTGTAGGTCCTTGAGGTCCTTGTGTTCCTTGTATACCTTGAGGTCCTGTTGGTCCTGCGCCACCTGTTGGACCTAACGGTCCTGTTGGTCCTGTTCCACCAGTAGGTCCTGTTGGACCTGCTCCACCTGTTGGGCCTGCTGCTCCTGTTGGACCTGCTGCTCCTGTTGGGCCTGCTCCACCTTGAGGTCCTGTAATACCTTGTGGTCCTGTAATACCTTCAGGACCTGTTGGACCTGTTGGACCATCCTTTACTACGTTAATAGGTATTTCTAATTCAAATGTTTGTCCGTCTGAAGTTAAACTTATTTTACATATTTTTGGAGTAGTACTTACATCAAAAGTACTTGCATCTACTGTAAATGTTGTTCCATTTCCTGTTTCTGAGCCTGAAGTAAATTGCACATCATTTTGTGAAGTCCCATCTGCATTTAGTAAACTAAAAGTAGGGGTTCCTGATAAATTCTGTAAACTTGCTGTTATTGGAATATCTTGAGCAGCTCCTGAAGGGTTTAATGCATTTGAAGAATCAAATTTTATTACACCACTTGTTATATTTGTAAACAAAGCTGACTGCGGTAATGTTGAAGTACCTGTCACTCCTGAAGTTGCACCACTTGGATGATAAGCACTTAGTAATTGTTTTACTGAGTTATCTGCAGTTGAAGTGCTTCTTCTTACATGTCGAATCCAGAAGAATTTACTTCCTGCCTCTGCTATAGAATATCTAAAAGATACTGTGTCATCAAGAGTAGCAACTTTTTCTGCATTTGCTCTATTATTATCATCACTTACCCATATTTGAGTACTATCTGTAGGCTCATTAAAATTACTTGCATTATTCCAGGAAAGTATAACTACTCCTGGTTTATCTGAAGTTGCTGATAAATTTGTTGGTGCGCCAGGAGCAGCAAGAGCAGCGGATTGAGTAGAAGCTTCCTGTCTTATATCTGAAGCTCTTTGTTTTGATATGACATATATACTGTTATCATATTCTCTTGCTTTTATACTAACTGTACAATCTGAATTAAAAGTTGCGTTTTCTATTCTAAATAATTTTTTGTCAAATTTAAAAGGATCGTACGTTACTGCTATAACGGCTCCTGCTTTTAGTAAAAGACCTTTTTGTCCTACTGTAAAAGATATTTCTTTGCTAAATCTTGATTGAATTAATTCTTTTTCTACTCCAATTCTAGCATTATAGTAATTTGTTATTCCTGTAACTGTATAACTACCTGTTCTTATTAATCCTCTGTCTGCTTTTACAAAATCTGAATTAAAGAAACTTACAGCTCGAGTGCTCCAATTATTTTGTGGGTCAAAAATACTTGCTTTAATTGTATTTTTAGCATTTCTTGAAGAGTCATCATTTAAAGTAATTGATCCAATAATATCTGTATTATCTATATATTCTGGATTTACGTTTTCATCATACGTAACTGAATTAAAAGTATTTTCTATTTGTGGAGCATCTACTTGAGTTTCTACATCTAAAGTATATTTACCGTTTGAATAACTTAATATTCCATTAAAATGACTTAAAAAAGCATTTACATTAGAAAATACAGATTTAGTTGTATCTATAATAAAGTTTGTTTGATGACGAGTAACCCACATTTGGTCATGACTTTCCCACCCTAAGTATCTCCAGTACTTTATAAAATCTGCATCATAAAGACTGTATACTATTTCTTTTTCGCCATCGATTAATAAAGAGTTGAGCCCCGATCCTGATTCTTTATGAAGAAGAATACTGGAGCTAATATATGTCCAGCCTCCATTTACTCCTGTAGTATGAGTAGGTTTAGTTGCTCTTAATCCTGTGCCAGCACTTCCTACTCTATAAAAATTGCCATCTGTAGTATAAACAATATCTCCTTGTTTATAACTTATATAATTATAATATTTTCTTGTAAATTTACCTGAAACATCTGAAAGAGTTATATTAGTTCTACCGTTTATTAGTTGAGTTGATGTTATTTTTCCAGAAGCTACATGATTTCCACTACTTGTTCCATCGTCTGTTAATCTGTACACATCTCCTACATTTATAGAAACTTCATTTCTTAAAGTAAGATTTACGGTAGATCTAGTATCACAAAGTCTTGCTGTATTTAAAAAACTTTCTAAGTTTATATCTTTATCTATTTTTAAATCTTTTCCATACCCTTTATTTGTTATATAATCTAATAATTGTATTGCGGGATTATTTGAAACTCTTCTATCTCCTTTAGTACTGTTTATTGTATAAGTTAATCCATCATCAAAACGTTGCTCTGTTAAAGTAAAGAAAGGAGATTCTATATTAATAGTGTTTGTAAGAGGAGAGAAAGAAGTGATTTTTCTGGACTCTCCAGTTTCATTTAATGTTATAGTTTCTCCGACTAAATCACTTGAATTGCTTAAATTTTGTATTACAGCATTAGTTAGTGTAAATACAGTTGCTCTAAATACTTCTATTTGAGTTAAATTTGAGCCTATATTCGCTATATCTCCATATCCAGTTAATCCATTAAAAGTGAGTGTGTTTCCACTCCACGACCCTACTAGAGCTGAACTTTTTAAACCTTGAAGAAAAGTTGAATTCTTTACAAATACTTGATAATCCATAAGACCTGAAGTAGCACTGTAACTATACCCACTTTTTAAAGTATTTGCATCAGCAGTACTAAAAGTCATTTGTAGTGTACCATTTGAATCGGTTACACTTGTAGGGTTTACTTTGACTAAGTTTAGTAGAGCATTTTCTAATACTTTGGCATTGTAAGTTCTCATGTGCCAATAGTTTTGTCCACCTATCTGCCTTAATCTTAAATAAGGATAAGAAGGCACCCCATCTGTATAATCTAAATCGGGTCTTTTATCTAGTCTAAATCTATAAAAAGATTCTCCATCTGCACCTGTCCATAAATATTTATCTAATATTTTAAAATTTTCATTATCGTCTGATACTCCTGTAGTATTACTGTAGGAGGTTCCATCGGTACTTCTTTGAACATTTACAGTATCTCCTTCTAAAAAATTTGTGTGATTATCAGATACAGATAGTGCAGGCTCATATGTATTATCATAATTAAAACATTCTGTAAGTTTTCCTTTAACTACATACTCTAGCTCAGGTACAGTAGTTTGGTCTTCATTAATTGTAAGTGTAGTTACTACATATGCTGTATCTAATAATCTGTGACTTGGAGACCAGTAAGGTAAAGTTCCTTCATAATAGTCTACTTGTCTTTTAAATCCATTTGCATTTGCTTTAGTTACTAATAAATTTGAAGCTTTTTGATTAGGTTTTCCTGAGAAGAAATGAAACTCCATACTATAAGGATGGCTTATACGGCCTATTTGTCCATGAGACATTCCTGCTGCATCAGAACTTGCAGCTACAAGTGCTGCATCCCCTACGTTGAGTTGTTGATATCGTGTTTCTAATATTTGTAATTCAGCTCTTGCGTCTCGTAGCTCCTCTCCTAACTCACTATCTCTGCCATTTCCATTATCATCATAATAAGCTTCTTCTAATCTTTCTATACGAGCTTCTAACCTGGAAATTTGAGCTAATAAATTTGAACCGCTGCTTTGATTTGATTGCCCTCCTAGAGTATCTCCTCTATCTGCTCTACCATAACACTGTAATTGAGAATTATCTTTGTCAGTACCTGTCGATGAATTTCTTACATCAAAATCTGCTTTATCACTACAAATTAGTGGAACACCATCTATGTATATATTATATAGTCCTTGAATTTCTCCTTCTGAAATAGCATAAAGTACATAGACTTCTTTTGAATTATTTGATGCTGTATCTGCAAATATTGGAATACCATTTATTCTTTGAACACCGTATACTACAGGTAAATGTTTTCCTTGTAAATTAACGCTTAGATCTACTTCATTATCAACTTGATATTGTTCTTCTACAGTATAGTACTTTCTTCCTCCAAATAATCCAGCAATTCCACCTCTCTTTTTTGATTTCATTACGGTGCGAGTTTCTGTAGTTTGATAAATTGCAATTTGATTTAAAGTTGTTTCTGAGTGCATAAATCCTAAATCAGTTGCATATTCAGGTCTTACTGTCATATTGGGTTGAGCTCGTGAATTTCCGTCTAATGCTCTATGTATCTCATCACTTGTTATTCTTCCATTAATTTCATTAAAGTCTGCCCAATGACTTGAAAGAGACCATTGAACTCTTGAAGATGTTGGGCTTTCATTTAAATTACATTTTGCAATTATACCTCTAAAAATAAGTATGCTAGAGTTTCCTGCAAGGTCTCCTGTCTCAGGGTCAATAAATACTTTATGTATAAAGACTTCTCGATTTAAAAAAGAAGGATTTGTAAGTGTAGAAACTAATCTTTCATTTGTGACTGCATTTAATTCGTCTGATTCTAAAGAAAGAGTTACTTGAGTGTTTGAATCGGTAGGATAAGTAGTGTCATCGTCAGTATCATTACCTGTAGTAGCTAATGTTATAACTGTGTTATTTGTTGTAAAACCTGTAATAATATAGGTAAGTGTAGAAACTCCAGTAGAAAAATTTCCTGAACTTTTTGTAAATTTTATTTTGTCGCCTTCTCTAAAACCTTCTTCTACAAAGTCTACTGGTTCTCCTTTATAAATTTCTGTTGTTGCTGTAAAAGTAGCATTTGTAAACGTTCCTTGTAAAACAATTGAAGCTCCTAAATGCTCTCCTGCAAATGTAAGAGACATATTTGTAGCTCTTGGTGTAGTTGTTTCTGAATAACTGCCTACGTTTAGTATTCTATTTGCTCTATAAACTTGTGAACCGTTTGAGTTTCCGTCTTGGTCAGTTGAACCATCGTCAAAGGAAATATCACGAGGACCGTCTGTGTAGTATGCATATCTATTTGCATTTGTTCTAAATTCATTTGTTTCTTCATCAGGTGCAAAGGGTCTTTCAAATTTTACAAGATGAGCATACTCAAAGTCAGAATTACTGACGAGTATTTCTTCTATAGATGTATTGACTGTCTTTTTTGCCATTACGGTTGAGCCTCCTCTAAATTAAGACTAAACGTATATAAATTATTTACTCCAAGAGAATACTCTTGAACATCTGAAGTTTGTACAACTCGAATTAATGGATTTGTATATGTAATTGTAGAGTTATCTGCAACATCTTTTTCGACTGGTGGAACAACATAAAGTCTTCTCTCATCACTAGAATCTAAAGCTGAATCACTGGACAATTTATTCGTACTTGTATGAACTCTTACAATCTGATATGCTTTTTTATGATTTGAATTTCCAGAATCTAAGAAATTTATCATGTCACCTGGACGTAATCCTCCAGTGACATTGTCCATTCCATCTACTAAAAAATTTGTATCCCCTGATGTTATACTACCCGAAACTGAGATTGTTCCACTCGTTGTTGTTCTTGGTGACGCATATTGTGGTAATGCAATAAAGAAAGGTTTTAAACGCCCTCTTTTTTCCAATAAAAAATTATATACAGGTTCAAATTCATCGCGAGTCATAGGATTATAAGTTATTTGTATACTCCATTTATGAGCTACAACTGCTCTTGTGATTACTCTTCCACTATTTGTTCTGCTGACTGAGGTTGGTTGTTCGCTAGTAAACTTAACACTTTGAAACCCAGGACCTGTTATAACACTATTAGAGCTAGAGCCGTCTTCTCCAACTCCATAATTTGGGTCTGGTAATCTATTTGCAAAAGTAGTAAATGTTGCCATTATTTTTTACTCCCGTAAGCCATTGGGTCAACTTGTGTTAAAAAGTCTTCTCCATTTTCGTTAGCTGCTTCTCTTATCATTCTTATAATATTTCCTCTTTGATTCATTAGAACATCTTCAACACCTGCAGCATCTACTGCGTTGATTGTAAAGTTTACGTTTTGTGTACCTCCACTAAGTGCAAAGTTTGGAACTATATCTACATCAGTAGATGGAGTTATTACCTCTGGTCCTCTTTCTCCTACTACAACTCCACCATCTGCATAACCTCTTCGGAAACCCATTGCATATCCTCTACGGCCCATTGCTCCTCCAGGAAAACTTGCTCCTGCTCCGCCTAAATTCGTTCCGTCTGTGTTTCCGCCTCTTAAATAGTTAAGTTCTCCACCTGTTGCTCTTTTTGAAACATCTACTGCACTGCTTCTTTGGCCTATTGATAATGCGGTATTTTTTGGCCCTTCTACTGCTCCTGCACTTGATTGGAACTGTGACTTTTTAATAATTGCTAACTGAGCCATACCCATAGCACCTACTAAAGCAGCTAAAGCAAAGTTATAAGGTGCTGGTACATCGTCCAGAACCGATACTATTGCAGAAGCTGTATTAATAACAGTTTGAGCCATTTGCATTTTCTTATTTCTTTCAAATGCTTTTTTCTGTATAGCTTCTTTTTTCTTTTCCATCGCTCTAATTTTTGAGATGGATTCTGCAGACTTGCCGTCACGTTTTTTCTCTGCTTCTATTTGTTTGTCTACTTCTGCTACTTGAGCTTTAGCTTGTGAAGCCATTATATTTGATATTGCTGATATCATAGCTCCTGCAGCTTCTAGTCCTTTAGCTGATGCAAGGCCTTCTTCTCCCATTGTTGTAAAAGCAGAAGCCACTGTTAGTATACCACTTGTTGCAGCATTTACAAATTCGCCTTCTGGCCCTAATTTTGCAAGTTCTTCTTGCATTGGAGTAATAAGTCCTTTGATTGCTTCTATTCTTGCTTGTGTTCCACTAAAAGTTTCGTCCTCTCCTTCTTTTTTATCTAATTGTTCAAAACCTAATCCAAGTGATGCTGCTCTATCTATCGTTGAACCTGATTGGCCTGCTCCTGCAACTGCACCTAATAACTCAGAAGTTGCTCCTGAGGTAGCACTGCTTAATGCAGAGCCTGCCGCAGCTTTTTGTGCGGTAGCTACTTCGTTTATTAATTTTACTGTATTCGCGTATCTATCTCCAAGTATCTTTTTATTAAGCTCTGCTTGTAGTAACAAAAATTCTGTTTCTAACTCAATAATTTTTACTTTTGCGTTAAATTCATCTGTAGCCGCAGTTTTCTTGAGTTCAGCAGCTTTAATTGCATTTTGTAATTCTTGTTCTGGAGTAAGTTCAAATTTTCCTGTTTTACTAAATGTTTCTACCTGTGCATTTAGTTTATTCATAGCTAAATTTGCGGCTAAAGCTGATTTGGCAGCTTGTTGTAAAGCAGAAGATAGTTTCTTTTCGTCTGCTATACTTTCAGAAAGTTCTGCCAGTCTATCTACTTTATCTTGTAATTGTTGTATACGAGTAATTGGTTTTTCGCCTGCTTTAGCTACATTATCAAATACATTTTCTGCTGTAATTCCATAAGCTTCTAATGCACCTACTCCTTCTGTTTTTAATTTTGTTTGAATTATTCCTTGAGCTTCTTCAAGACTAAATAATCCATTTTCTGTAAGTTTTGAAGTATCAAATACACTTTTTAAAGACTTTGACATAACAGCAAATTCATTTTTTTGTTTTGCTTTATTTTGAAACTCTGAAAGTTTTTTACTTGCTTCTGTAAAAGTGTCAGAAAAACCAGCTACAAATTGATTTGCATCTCCAAAAGTATTATTTATATCATTTACTTTTGAATTAACTTCTATTTGTGCATCTGCAAATGATTTTCCTTCTGCTTGTAATTTTCTATATAAACCAACTATTCCACCTTCTCCAAATGTTTTATCATACTCAGCTGTTACTCTATCTCCAATAGCATTATCTTTCATTAATAATTCAAAAGGATTATTTTCTTCTACTTGTTTTATAATGTTATCAAATTTTAAATCTCTTTCGTTTGATTCGACAAATCCATCAATTGACTCATTTACATTATCAATTGCGTTACTTATACCTGTAGTTTCTCCTATCCATTGTGCTCCTTGTACAAAGAAATCTCCAACAGCTATTCCAAAATCTATTAAACCTTGAACAACTCCAGAATTTACTATTGAATTTCCAATACTTGTTACCATATTACCAAATTTATTAGCAATTATATCAAAAACTCCAAAGTCTTGCTTTTCTAAATCTTCAGCAACACTTTTTAAATTACCTGCAAATTCATCTATTGCTCCAGACGCAAATTTTAAAGAATTTACAAATTGAGTTGAAGAAACATATGCAGTATCATTTACTTCAATACCAAATTTTTGTAAAGTTTTTCTTGCTTTTTCGTTTCTTTCTTCTAATTCTCCTAAACCTTTTGTGACTGTTTCATAAGAAGCTGCAAGTCTATTATTTTCTGCGTACTGTTCTTTATTTTTTGCTACTAATTTAGTTACACCTTCAACTAATAAACCAACTGCAAATATAATTTGACCAATTAAAGGTATAGCATTAACTAATGCTGCTCCAAACAATCTGGCACCTCCTGAAGCAAGTTTAAAACCAAATTTTGCTTTTGCTCCAAAACTTGTGAAAGAGTATTTACCGTTTGTTTTTATAAACTCGCCCTGAGTACGAGAAACAACTTTTAATCTTTTTCCTAGTCTATCTACTTCTTTTTGAGCTTCTTTGAAACCTCCAATTCCAGTACTTTGTCCTATTCTTTCTAAGCCGCCAGCAATTCCTCTTTGAGCTCCTGCTGTTCCCTCTAATCTTCTAACTTTTAAGGCGTCTTTACTTCTTCCTTGCTCAGCTCTTTGTACCCTTTCTACTTCAGCTCTATACCTTCTTAATTCTTCTAACTCTCTTTGTTTTTGAACTCTATGCTCTCCAGAATACTTTTTCAGTGCATTTGCTCTTTTAGTTTCTGAAATTTTTAAAGAAGTTATTTGTTTTTTATAATCAAGATTTGTTTTACCTGCTACTGCATCTTGATTAAAAGCTTTTTGTCTTGCTGTTAATGGAGCCTTCATAGCAGCCATTTCTTTTTTAGCCGCGGCTAGTTTTATTTTTGCTGCGTCTTCTGCAGCTTTTGCAGCTTTTAATGTTTGTGATGCAGTAAATGCTTGTCTTTGCCCAAGCTCAGTAAGAACTGGAAACATAGTTTTAACGATAGTACTTGCAAAAAGTACTAAAGTTCCAAGTAATAATCCAGTATTATTTGCTAATACATTTGCAACTGGAACAACCGCTACGTTTAGTAAGTTTAATAATTCTCGAGTTAAGTCTGTAAATGAAGCTGAGAGTTTTTGGAAAGGATCAGGATCAATTTGATCTGCTAATCCTCCATATTTTAACTCACCTTGTAAAAGTGTTGCGTTTAAGAATGCAGTTCTTCTTTCAAAATCTGAAAGGTCTGAAGCAGTTTTACCTAAAGTTGCTCCATAGGCTTCAGCCGCGCTATCCAATCTTACAAGAATCCCTAATTCGTCAAGAATTTCAGGTTCTATTTTTGCAACCCCTCGGAAGAGCCTGTCTGTTGCGTCTGCTAAATCTCTACCCAGAGCAATAGAAGCATTTTTTGCTACAGTAGCTAATCTTTCCATTTGATCTGCTGTAAATCCAGAGGTTGTACCAATGGCAGCAGCCCTTAAACCAGCGTCCAAAGATAGAGCTCCTCCAGTAGCCTCTCGTAATCCTTCAGCAAGAAGCATAGCACTTCTACCACTCTCACGAGCGATATAACTAAAACCTTCTATGAGGGTGTTTACTTCCGAAGCTCTTTTAAGGGCATTAAAAGCAGCTGTAGCCGCAAAGACGTTAGCGGCAAGGGTAGCGTATGCAGCAACTAAACTGGAAGAACCTCCTCCAGTCATAGTTTCCTTCATTTTTGAAAAACTTTTAGCAGACGATAAATTATTTTGGTAAAGAGATTTATTCTGCTTGTCATATTTATTATGCGCCGCAGTTTGTTTTTGCGTAGCTTTTGCTTGCTGTTGCTGACTTTGGTCTAATTTTTTCGTAGACTTTACTAATTGCTCAGTATCCTTAGCAACAACTTTTAAGCCTTTGCTTGTAGCAATGACTTCAATTAAAACTTTACTATTAGCCACTTTTTCTCTTTACCTTATCCATTGCCTCTTTAATTTTTCTTTGAGACTCTTGTATTCTTCGACTTTCCATCCAAAGAATAAACTCTATTAATAAATCTTTTTGATGGTCTTCTATACCATACTGTTCTATAAAAAATTCAAAATTTGTAAAATCTTTTCCCACATATCCTACATCTGGATACATTCTATCACCTAAAGAATGATAGAGATTAAAATAATCTACAATAAAAGGAGGAAAATCCTCCCAATCTTCTGGGCATTTATCCCAGTCGGGATCTTCTCCCATTTGTTCACACATTTCCAAGTACTGTGCCTTGGTCATTCCTATTTCTAAGTTATCAAGAAATATCTTTAGTCTTTTGAATAACTGGTTTCGGCTCTTGGCTACGAAAATTCTCTAAGTCAAAGACTACCTCGTTGAGCCAATTGTCAAACTCAGATGAATTTTCTACTAATACCTGGGCATTTTCTGCACTATATTCCATTTGTGCTTCAGGATCTTGTCCTTTTAAATCTACTAAAATTAAGTCTTCAAGGAATTTAAGTTTTAAACCTTTCCAACCTTTAACAGTTGCTTCAGTAAATTGCTTGACAAATTTTGTTTCATCTAGTTCTTCATTAAACATTCTTGTTTTTCTATCAAACTTATTAGTAGTGCATTTTTTTCTTAAATTTATAAGTTCTTTTCTTGAGAGATTAGCAAGTTCTACTTCAAATCCCTCTAATCCTGGGAATTCTACCCAAGCTGTTTTACTGTCTACCAGTAATGATTTTAAATCCATTTATTTTCTCCTTTAATATGTAATTAATGTTCCTAAGTCTGTTGGACTATTGACTAATCTATAGTCAAAAGTCTGTGTAAATACTTCTCCTTGTCCAGTTCTTTTTGTAAACATACAGTCACTTGCTCCAGATGTAAAATTGAAGAAAGTAGTATTATCTACTAAAGTTTTTACCGCTATACGGGTAGAAGTATCAAAAGTTTGTGCTGAATTAGAATTACTAGAGGAAAAGAATTGTGTTATATTTCCACTTAGTACTCTATCAGTCAAACTATAATTAGAAGGATACATGGCATTACTTGCTGAAGTCACTGACAAACTGTTTTGCAATGTTTCATAAGGAGTCCATTGTATATTATTTTGCACGCTTAATGTAGCTGAAACTAGATTTGGTACGTCAGTTCCGTCCACTTCCACATCAAGCAAAGGCTTTGTGGGAGTTCTTGTAGCACTTGCGGATTGCAAAGTACCAGGAAGGGAATAATTATTATCACCTACTCTTTCTAGTTTTTTAGCTTGTCCACTAACTGATAACAGTAATGGAGAATCTTTTGCAAAATTAAACTCACCTTGAGTTATTATACATCCTTCTAATTTGAATGTACTTTCATTTGAGACTATGTATAAATCAAAGGATTTCAATAATTGTTCTCCTGTTGATGTATCATAATCTGTTAAAAGATCTAGCACAATTGATTCATCTTTTTCTGTGGTAAGATGAATCGAAAAACTAAAGTTGGCAGGATTTGCTTTAGTTATACTTGTTCCTGAAAACATTTTAGTCTGATCGTGCAAAGTCTTTACTGAGTACGCATCTTCCGCAAATGTTTGTGAGAACGAAAGGTCGGGAGTAATCTTTACATTGTATCGATTACTCCCGTAAACTATGTGAAGTTCACTATCTCGTAGAAAGTTATACTCCGCCATTGTTAAATTTAGAAGTTTCCATTTTCTTCTGCTAAACCGCTTGTGTTTGCAGTTGTGTCAGCGTAACCGCTTTCACTAAATGTAGTGCTTCCTTTATATTTTACTTGCATATCGTACGTTGTAGCATCTGCAGAATCTACTTCTGCTGCTGGTAACGCTGCAAATTCAACTGTTGTTGAAATTACGTCTGCAACTTCAACTGTTGGAATTGATAACATAGCTCTTGGAATGTCTAACTCAATGTTTGGAACTGTTCCTGAACCATTACCCATAAATAAACTCAAATCAAAAGATGGCTGAATTAAACTTGTTGCAGCACTTAAATCTTTTAACAAATCATTTGAACCATTTGATTTTGTATCTAAGTAACAAGTTAATGAACCAGTCACATTTCTTGCTCCTGTAAAGGAACCGATTGGCTTATCTACAACTCCTAAAGTTTCTGGAGTTAAGTAAGTAATGTTATTAGCAATTGTTATACTTCCGCCTGTTATATTTATTGAATAAGTTTTAGATGCTAAACCACCTGCACTTGCTCCACCGCCTTGTTCAGCTGTAGATAAAGTTAATTGTGATAACTTATTCTTTAAGTAGTCAGCATCTGCACTACCTGTAACATCTACATAGTTATATTTTTCTGCATATGTTCCATCTGTATTGCCTGTATCTGTTGAACCATCTGTTGATAGTACTTTTGAAGGATCTTCAATAATTTCAGATACTTGATCAATAGTAGTAGCATTACCTGACCAACTTAATGTAGCAATTCCATCGATAGAGAAATCGATCTCTACCTGGTTAACTTGACATTCGTTAAGTCTGTAAGTTGTATTTTCTAGTGCAAAGAAAATGTTAAGTTTTAAAAGCTCGTGAGCATCTGAACTTCTGAAGTTAACGTCTGCTGAAGAAGATGTAAATTTAACAGCGCCATTGGTTGTTTCACCCGCTGCACTGCCTTGACTTGAATCTGCATCATCTTCTGCTTTTGTTATACTTTGTCCAGCTAAAGCTGCCCAAAGAATGTTTTCCACTATATCATGTTGACCTGAGTCTCTGTATGAGTTGGTTCCATGCTTAAATGGTCTAGCATATGTTTGGAATGACCACTCCGCAGGGCTCAAAGAATCATTGAATCTTCTTGAAGTCCTGTTAGGGGTAGCACCTGCTTCACTGACAGTTACGTCAGTGTTTTCACTTGCTTGAGAAAAACTATAACCATCTAATACACCAATTTTAAAAGTATTTGCGTTGCTTTCATTTCCTTTAAAGACACCTAGACCAGTTCTTGAACCGTCTACAGTTTTACCACCTTCTGAAACTCCGTCAACGACTGCTGTAAATCCAGTAGCTCCTGAATCTCCTGCAGTTGTTTGAGTTAAAGTTTCATCATCTTGGAAATCGTTGCCTCTAAAATTATTCGGAATGTAAATTGTTTCGGGTAAATTATCTCCGCCTACAGTTTTAACGATAACTTTCATTACGTCTGAGTTAGTTCCTCCAGTCATAGTAAGTACATCCCCTACTTGGTAAGTTCCGCTGGCAGTACCGCCTAAAGTTTTTAAACTTTTAACGCCACCGTGTGTACTATCACTATTTGAAACGACTCCATTCACTGAGCTAACAAATACTTTGGTATTTCTCGATAGATTTAAAGCCATTGCTTTCTCCTATTTATTTCATCTTTGGCAAGGATTTCGCATGATTTTAATCAGCGTCTTCGTTTCCTAATATCGTACTTCAAGTACTATTTCTCCTATACCCAGAGGAGCAATTACTCCTTCATCAGTTCCTATAGACTCAATCGATAAAGATGTTGTCAGTAAGTTTGGATCAACAGTATCGTCATACACCAGTGCATCACTCTCGTCAATTAATCTTTCAATATCTTCAAGTAATAATGCTAATTCTTCTTGAGGGTCTTCTGCATTATGTACATAAGCCCTAACTGTTAATGTTAAAAATCTCCATTTAAATCCACCAGGTTGATATTGTCTTGTTTCATCCCCTGCAACAACACAAACTTTTGGATATTGTTCTATTTCATCTAAAAAGACCATTTTTGGAGCCACATTATCAAATACATTTATATTGTAAGGGTGACTTCCATCAATCTCTTTTAACTTTTCTACAAGAGCATGGACAATTTTTGTTCTATTTGTTCTATATGTACTTGCCATTATACTCTCCTAAGTGTAAATTTTTCAACCGTATATTGCTCTGCTAAGTTTCTTATACTTCTTGCTATTAGTGGCTTTGGATTATACCCCGTCGGCCACTGTCTTGCTCCTTCATTTTCAAATGTTTGATATGGATTTAGTTGATAAGTATAAGTACCAACTAAAGTCTTAGGTCCTTGTCTTAAACTTGTCAATTCTACACTATTTGAAAAAGTTCCTGTTCTATTTATTAATCCAGGTCTACCCATTTCTCTTCTTACTTCTGCAGGTAGTCTACGATTAATCTGCATTCTTAATTTATTTATTTCTCGTTGGGTATTACTTCCACCTTTTTCACGAGTTACAGGAGCTACTAATCTAGTTCCTTTTACAAAGTTTGCAGCATCTTTTGCTTTTTTAGCAAGGTTACCAAGTCTTTTTCCACTAGTAAACTTTTGCATTTTATAAGTAGCAGGTTTTATTCTTGTTCTTTGAGAGCCTTTATAGTTACCTTTACTTACTTTTTGTCCGCTGGCTATCTTTGTTAAATCTTTTACTATTTTTCCTTCTATTGACGGTGACCCTTTAAGTCCTGTCACGTCTACTGTATTTAGAAGTTCATTTTGTAAATTTTTATCTAACTTTGTTAGAGTGCCTTTTGCGATCTTACTTAAGTTTACTCCAAATGCTGTTTCATAAAAAGCTTTAAATTTGTTATCATTTTTTAACTCTACTGTAAGTTCAATAGAAGCTTTACCTTGTAAAACATCATAATATTTTTTCTTAGTAGAAGTTAAAAACTCTTGCAAGTTGTTTATTTTATTAACTTCTTGCGCTAAATTCCTCCACTTTGTTTGAGAATTTAAAGTATTATTCGTAGGTAATTTTTTTAAAACTTCAGTACCTATTAACATTTTTTGAGCAGCTCTTTTTGCTTTTCTCAATTCTCCAATAGTTTTTGCTTGTAGTCCTGCTTGTTTGACAGGTAGCTTTTCTATTGTCTCTTCTCTAGTAGGATTTCTTCCTGGTTTTCTTGAACGTACATTTCGTACTTCTCTTTCAAGATTTTCACAAGCCTCAATAAAGCCTACCAATCGTGTTCCAACTATAGTAACATCTTTATGCCCAAATTCTTTATCATTAAAAAATTCTGCATCAAACAACCCTTTTGTCTTTCTTTTTACTTCATCAAAGGCAGATTCAACTCTTCCAAATACTTTTGCTCCTCCGCCTCCTTCTACGCTAGTTTCTTTTCCAATACCATATCCTTGATTAGCAGCTAATGCATAGAAGTTACTTAAAGTTGCTACCATCTTTGGGATACTAGTAGTAAGTTTTGCTCCCTGCTCAATTAATTCAAGTATTTTTAATTCATGTTTAACTAATCTATTTAATTCAGGTCTTAGTACATTTGTAACATTTTCTGAAAAATATCTTTTTAAATTTTTATTTGCTTCACTTAAACTTGTGGCCTTCTTTCGTTTAGGCTCTTGAAACTTAATTTCGGTTTGTCTTGGCATTATTTATAAACTTTATAGAAATCTAAAATTCTCTTTATGTGGTCTGGAAAATCTATATTTTCTCTTAGACTAGTAGAAACTTCATTTCTAATCTGTGCACCTGCTATAGTCATAGCCTGTTTTCTTTCATCTTTTAAATAATATTTTACCAAATCAAAACATGCTAACTTTAAGTCTGCTGGAGTTGACGAATATCCTGCTCTATATGTAACTTTTACTGCTCTTCTTCCTTTTGGAAAAGCTTTATCACTAGTAGCTGTAGTTCTTGTAATTAAATCTCTTTCAGTATCAACTACGTATTCGTATTTTCCACTATTATCTGAATTTTCACTAATTAATGTAGTGTATGTTCCAGATTGTCCATCTCTTTCTTGTACTTCTGATACACTAACAAGAGGACTTTCGTCGACCATTATCTGAAAAGTGCTATTGTCATGTATATCAAAGTATTCAACTTTATCACTAGAGTAGTAATCTACTATACTAGTGCCGCAATAAGTTTTTACTGCTTGGCTTATAGAAGGTATAATAACATTTAATTTCGCATCTTCGCTTACTCCTGTAAGTCCTGCGAAATCTTTGTATTCTCTTAATGTTACTAAGTTTGCCATAATTCTCCTAAAATTGGTGGTTTATAGGTAAACCACCAAAACCATTAAGCATTAAGATGCTTTGTAAGCTCTTGCGTGAACTGATGTTGCACCGTCAATTAAGTCAGCGAAACCAAGTCTTTGTGAAGCCACTAGGACTCTTCTTTGGTTTGCTACTTCATAATCAGACTCGATGGTTACCCCTCTAAGTCTTGGCATTACATAGTTTCTAGCATAAACAGCGATAGCATGTATTTTATCTACTGCTGGTGTTGCGAATTCATCACAAAGAAGAACTCTTGAACCGAACACTTGTCCGATTTCACCAGATAGCTTAGTTGCCATATCGCCAACTAGGTTAGCATCTTGGAACTCTGCGT